CAAATTCTGGAAAGCTTCAGTACGAATCGGAGAAGTAAGTCCCGGAGCAACCATCATTAAACACCTTCTTTCATGAATGATAGCAATTTATCTGGAAATTAATGTATGCATACCGCTGAGCCGGGTCTGCATCAACCATTAACTGGACAAATGGTGTGGACGGCCTGATAACTACACAACCGCCATCACACGGAAGCACAACGCCCGTCCCGATTGCCGCTTTTATTTCGTCCACTTTGGCGAGCATTGCGGCGTTTCCTGTGTCTCTGTACCAAACCTGAGCATATCCCGTAGCCGCTTCGGTTGGTTCCGTCTCAACCAAACTGTATGTTATATACGGCAATTCCCATTCGTCTGGAACGGTTCCAATCGTTGCCGCTGGCAATCCGAACCCCGACCAAAATTGGTATAGAGCTTGCGCCGTGTTTATCATGCAAGCTCCCACCTCTCAGCCGTAACCTGACCAATCTGGAACGTAGCAACGGAAGGAGTTTCGCTGTCAACGATATTTGAAGTTACTCTAAAGATTGCACCGTCCGATTGCCGCCGAAAAACATCATGATATTGGAGGGAAAGCCCTTTGTCAACCGTCACAGTATAAAGCTCAGTAACTCCTTGCTTTTCTGCGACTCGCGCCGCCATTGTGGAATCCTTCACAACTGCCGCCCGAAATTCCGCGCCGTCTACCCATTCAGTAACAAAACCGCCAAGACCGTCAGCAACCGTCCTTTTGTCGAGCATTGTGCAATCTTCCATCATAACATCAATCAGCGACATTAGAACCCCTCCAAACCGTCAAGAAATCTTTCTGTAAGCGTTGAGCCTTGAACGGAAAACATCCTGCCAACCTAAAACGCCGCCAGCGTTTGCGCCTGATCCAGAAGCTTTGGTGTACGAATACCCGCCGAAACTTTCGGAAGTATACGGGCTATCAAGAACCGTTTTGTTTTTATTAATCCATGCTTGAATATCAAAGACCAACTGCCAAACATCCCTTGGAACACTCATTGCATAAACCGCACCCGTGAATGTTTCATCAGACAAAGTAACCGCTTCTGTGTTGTCATCGTTGTAAATCTCATTTTCTCTGTAAGTGTAAATACCATCATTCAAATGAGAACCAACGATTCGGAACCGCTGACCATAATAGAGTAAATCACTCAAATCAATGGTTCCGTTTTCAACCTTAAATTCACCCGTCTGTCTTGCAATTTCAAAATAATTGTGGATAAAATTACAAACTTCGGTTAACATCCCGTATCACCTACTTTCGGGGGCGGCTGACAAAATCAAACCGCCCCCGCCATTCGTCCAACGCCTTAAGCGATGTAAGTATACTTAATCTTAACTGTACCAGTGGGAGCCGCCGCAAGCCGCACACCGTCACGCTCGATGGTGTATGCGGTGATAGGCGTGGAACCGTCCAGCAATTCCTGCACACTCACAATGCGAGGATGTGCGGTCTTGAACAACAGCGCGTCACCAGCAGAGCCAGTAATCGTCTCGGCAGTAGTAACAGCCGTAGAAGTACCAAAGTACACTACTGCAATACCGTCAAGGAACTCAGCCCACATTGCCATGCCCATCAGAGCAAAGCTTTCGCCAACCGCCGTCCCATAATTGCCCTGCGCGTGGAATCCGATCAGGTTAGTTTCGCCCTGTACGGTGTACTGCAGACCCAGCTTCGCAAATTCCGAATCACCGGGATCAACATAATACAGATCAATGTTCTCGACAGGGGTAGCAATCACAATGCCGCGGTCAATCTGCGTGGCAGGAAGCAGGAACAGTGTCTGATAACCGAGGAAATCCTTAATGTAGGTCAGACCAAACTGCGTCTGAATGCTTACCGCCGCCTGTCCAAGATAATCATATGCATCGAGGATGTTAGCAAAACCGACAACCCCGGTAACATCCTTCTGCATATCAGCGAACTTGTTCAGAACTTCGCCCTGAGCCTTAGCAAGAGCCGCCTGCCAAGTAGCCGCGCCCCTAATCAAAGAACCAGTATTGATGAAATTATAAAACCGTCCCATAACAACATTCTGGAGCTTAGTCAGGAAAGCATCATCAGACTTTTCAACCGCAATCTCAGCACCATAGGTATTTACATCCTCAATCGGCACAGCCTTGGCATACTTTTCAATGGTCAGATCTTCCTTTGCGGTCTGAGCAATAGTAGCCTTGCTATAAGGAATCACTTCACCGGGACCAACGTTTCCGCTTTCCAACGCAACATCCGCAGTATAGGATACCAGAGTAGAGCCGGGAGCCTTCCGAATGGGACGCATAATTCCGAGGATATTACGCAGGGCTTCCCAATTGTCACCAAATCGAGTAACAAAATCAACCTCCCGCGCCGTCACATTAGTATAAACGTTTGGCAGACTATCACGGGGATTAGTCAGAGTTTCAATATTCGTAGCTGGCATTTAAAACACCTCTTTCTTTCAATTTCTTAATAAATCCGGGTTACTTGCGAGGGCTTTCTGACGCTCAGCCGTAGACATTTTATAATGCCCGTGTTCATCCTTGGCGTAAATGTCCGCTTTCGTCATTGTTGCCCCACCATGGTTATCTGGCGGTGTCTCCACCTGAGTTCCCTTTGTGCCTGTGGTCTGGATGAAAGCACCCCATTCAGATTTGATCTTCTCTGAAAGCTCGCTCTCGTTCGCAAATTTTCCCGAATCATCGAGCGTCAGTTCGGACAAATCCGTAATTTTGAGGATAGCGTCAATCCGCTTTTCATCCACGTTAGCCGACTTCAGAAGCTGAGTATATGCCGCTTTAACCTTTTCCGTCTTTTCACGGTTTGCCGTCTCCGCTTTGAAATCATCGAAAGTTTGTTTGAGCGTGTTGTATTTGTCTTTCCAATCATCACCCTTTTCAGCTTTCAACTGATCTAATTCAGCTTGAACGCTTGCCAGCTTTTCAGCATCCGCTTTGTAACCGTCCCGAGCTTCCTTCAAACCGTTAACAGTATTCGTATGTTCGTCAATAATCGCGCTAACCTGTGCTTCAGTCAAACCCATACCTTCAAGAAACTTTCTGGTAACCGCCATTTTTTAGCACCTTCCTTTTCTTCGGAGCGTTTTCTTTCGCTCAATGCTATATCAAGCAAGTTCTTCTGCCTGTGCCGCCAATATAGCAAATTATTAATCATTTGTCAAGAAAACATTCTTTCAAAACCTGATTTTCCAGCCTGATTTTTCGATCCGTTACACCTGTTACAACAAGCCGAAAAAATTTGTAACAGGAAAAAATCTCTGAAACCGTTGAAATATATAATAAAGGAGAGTGTGTGTTACAATGTTACAATGTTACACAACATTTTTCCTTACGCGCGAGCAATAAAAATAAATATATTTTATTTCTCATATATAGACCTATATTTTTGCGTGTAACGGTGTAACTTTGTAACTCTTCCTATAGTGATTCTGTAACTTTGGACCGTAACATTGCGTAACTTCAACCAATGTTCAAAACGTGACAAAACACATCCAAATAAAACATTGTCTTAAATGTGAAAGAAAATTACCACGTTTTTGGACGATTTTTCAGAGGTTGCGAGATAAAAACTTGTGTGAACAAATACTCATCTGTAAATCAAAACGCAAGAGAACGCAAGAAAACCACATTAAACGAAAAACGTGGAATTTCGCAAGAAAAACCACGTTTTGAAGGTAAATTTTACTATCTTTGACTTTTTACCGCTTCAATTCCTGTTCGACAACTTCTTTATATTCCCGTTTATGATCCTCAATTGCGGGACGCAGATATGGGCGCGGTTTCATTCCGCTTGTTGTGTGCCAATTCCCCTTGGAATCCTGATAACGCCATGGCGTAGGCCGACCGCCGCCACCATCCACATATTTTCCCGTTCCAAGCTCCACATAAGGGGCATAAGTCACCGCTGATCCAACAACAACCGTTTTCCCGTGATTTTCTGTTGTGTGTGTTATGCTGTTGCTGAGGTTGCCCGTGTCAACCGCGCCCTGTTGGGTGATATTCTTTTTCGCGTAGCTTTCAGCCATGCCGCCAATGATTTCAGCCGCCCTCGCTAATTGTTCATCTGTTGCTTTCTGAATGACCTCGAGATGAGACTCAAATTTTACTTCAGCCATTTCTTTTCCCTTTCTTCCATTCTGAAAACGTTTTATAAGGTAACTCTTCCCCTGTTTCCTGATCCTCCCAACGTTTCTGGTGCTGATACTTTGGATAAATATAAGCCAACGTACAACGGCAATTATACACTAATTCGGGCGGGGCTAATGGATCCCCCGGGTAATCTATTTCCATTCCGTCAACCGTGAAAGGTTCATCAACGCCTACAATCTGACCATCCAAATAAGCATGAGTGTCTCTGACTCGCTGATCATGGGTAGCAATCCATTGCTTTTTAACATCAATGCCCATTTCTTCAGCTTCAACAAGCCGTTCCTTTCGTCCTGCATTTTGTGCGCCAGTAACCGCCGTCCGAGCGAACATATCCATTTTTGCGCCGTTGCTCGTTGCAAGTTCTGAAGTTAACCGTTTGCCTATATCCGCGATTGATTCACCTTGGACAATCCCCTGAGTAACTGCGTTTTGAACTCGCTTTTCGTTCCAGATATAATCCTTCGGTTCGTCAATCTTCCATTCTGGGAGCATTTTCGGATTGTCTTTCAACAACCTTTCAACCGTTTTCACATCATACAGATCAAAACTAACACCGCCCCGGAGATCCTTTTCCATATCGTAAGCGGTACGGTTTGCCATGTCCACGAAAACATTTTTTGTTGTGCCGCCGATAATCTCCCGCGCTTTTTTATCCGCATCCACATAAACCTTAGTTATATCATCGAGCTTTTGTTTCCATCGTTCGCCTGTGAACACCTGACCGCGCAACCACTTTTTATAGTCTGCTTGTGTGATCTTTCCCGCCGCAACATCAGCTAACATTTGGGAAGCAATCCGTCTGTGTGCGCTCCAGAACTCTTCTGTTTTTCGCTTAACTTCCACCGCCGCCTGAGAATAAACTCTCTGAATTTTCTTTGTTAAAATATCCTCTGGTGTTGCCATTGCAAACCCCCGCTTTCAGAATACCGTCTAAAATGCGTTTTAAGGCGGTTCTAATGTCTGAATGATAATTTATACCACCTAAACACCAGACCCGCCTTAGAACGCAAATTTAACGGCTTAAATCGTGTTTTCTTCTGTTTGTTCCTCTTCATCCTCAAAATCAGACGCATCTACAGAAAATCTATTCTGATTTTCAAGCCCTTTGCGCTGGAGAATGCTCGCTATTTCGTCCACCGAAATATTAGGCAACTTCTGAAGGATTGTTTCGTCATCCAACCATTGAGACTCCATGCTGACAATCTGCACCTGTTCCATCTGGTTGGAAATCCTGTTCCGCTTGAAAACGGGAGTATCTTCAATCCCCATCAACGCGAGAATCTGTTGAATAAATTTGATAATCTGATATTCAAAATCGTCAGCATTTTCATCAAGAGGCTGGTAAGCCGCATCAATATGGTCATTAGTCGCACCAGCCGCAATCGTGTGGACATCGAGACCGCCGAAATCTTCATAAATACCCGCCCTTATACTATCAAGATATGTCTGCCGCGCTTGGAAAGGAATTTCCTGAGTGTACGGAGTAACCGCGCTGTTTTCCGTGTCCGCAACTGCAATATGTTCGATTTTGAGCCGATCCCGGAACCTTGCAAGCTCCGGTTCTGTCATGCCGCTACAATTGGATAGAATCCAATAAATTTGAGCGCAATCCGTCAAATCATTTGCGAATCCTGACCGAATAAGATCATAACTATCAATAGCTCTCTGCATCCCGACCAACGTGGACTGGTGTAAATCACTCCCCCAAAGCGGGACAATGGGCAACGATCCGTAATTCTCAACACCTACAACCTCCAGCCCATCCGCTTCGGTATATCTGAAATTGGTTTTATACGCTCGCTTTTCCTCAACAAGCTCAAAATTCAAATTGCCGCTATGCCGCCCACCGCGAAATTTAGTATATCCGTCCGTTTCGTATAAAATTGCGGTCATTGGCTTGTCTTT